CTAGCTTCAGTAACTCCGTTTAATTGAGAAATATTACCACAATCTACATAATCATCCACTCCGTCAAATGAAAGCGAATATGTATTAAGGAAAGGTGCGCCTCCTCCTGCGCCTACTACTAGACCGCTGTTATATCTATATCCGTATCCGTACATACGACTATTTTAAGATAGCTACTACAGAGCCACTAGTTAAAGTTATTGCGCTAAAGTAATCGCCTCTTTGTGGTGTTATAAGTACTCCTGCCTTTACTCCAGTTGCAGGGGTTGTGATGTAAGAAGATAGTACATCTGTTGCATCGTCTCCGTTTACTTCTAGTCTAGCTATTACTGTGTCCTCTGCTACGTAATATGAATCTGCATTTAGTACTTTCTCGTCTGTGTCGTTTATTACTACGACTCCGTTAATTGCAATTAATTCTCCTGAGTTTGTCATTTTTATTTATTTATTAATTTTGTGGTATTTGGCATTCATCGTATTCTAAAGGTTGTTTAAGTTGCATTGACATTGTCCATCCTGTTAATGTGTCATCGAATCTCTCTGTAAAGCTACTTATACTTCCAGTCTTTTCTATCTTTACAAACTTCCAATTATCTGTGTATAGCTTTTCAAAATATGCAATAGTATCTAATAAGATTAGTAATGTATCTGACTTAACCTCTGTTTCTACCGTTCCTTCATTTGCTTTGTCCATTACAAGTATGTTAAAACCGTTAGTTATAAAGCCATCGCCAATAGTTGCAGGGCTATCCTGAACAAACAACAAAGGGTAATTAAAGTCTTTAAGTAGAGAATCGTGCTGTACTACTTCCCAAAGGTCTCCGTTACCGAACTCGTTTATCTGCTTGTGAGCATTTGCGAACTCCTGAAACTCTTTTATCATTTGGTTGTACGTGATTTTCATCTCTAAACTTTTTTAACTTTCTGTCTACTATACTAAATTTCTTTACTTTATTCTTTGCCATATTTTAATCATTACAACAGTCTCTAAGGTAGTCAAAGCCTGTGCCTCTATTCTTTCCATTACCTAAGTATAAGCCACCAGTAAAAGCCGAGTTACTAGGGAATATGTCATCTGTTTCAGAGTTACTTGTATATAAAGGAAATAGAGTATGGTTAGCTACTAGATAATTAATTATGTCCTCTGCAAACATTTCCGCTTTATCTCTCCATCTATTCAGTAAGTGGTTCAAGTCATCGAAAGAGGTAGCTTGGCTGTTCTCTGATGTCTGTTGTACTACTCCTTTGTTTCTGTACTTGTATGCTAGAATAGGCGTCATTTCAAAAACTAAGTATTTTAATAAGCATGGAGCTATATATGTGTTAACTAATATTAAGTCGTTTCCTGCTAGTGTTCCTGCGCCTGCTTTAGCTATAATGTCATCGAATAAATTAGTCCCTAGAATAGGTTTAATGTACTCCCTTTGCGCTGTCCAGAGCGCATCCACCATGAGCCTTTCGTCTACATTGTCATCTAGGATACTGTTATCCTTGATATAGTCCATATCTATTAGTAAAGTTCTAGCCATTGTTTTTCTCTTTTACTTCTCTCCTTATTGCTTTTGCTCTTTTGCTGTGTGGTCGCATTATAATAAATTCTATATCTTCTTTTAGTTCCTCAGCTGCTTTTACAGCTAAGTCCTTTTTAAATTTTAACCTTTGATAACTACTAAGCATTTTTCTTAACTCTAACTGTTCTAGCAGACCATACGTGCCTACAGTAAGGTACTCTGTTACCGTTCCTGTTCCACCATCCACCGCGATGTTTAAAGGTGCTTTGTCCAAAATCGTTTACCATGCCTAGTAACTCCTCTCTAGTGTAGCTTTTACCTAGTCTTAGCATTTCTCTACAGTAGTCTCTAGTGCCTGCAATTATAGGAGAACCACTTAAATCTGCTCTTAAAGCATATTTGTAAACTGTTATAATCTCGGATACTTCCTCTTCGCCCTCCTCAGTTACATTTATCTTAGTTTTCTTTAGGTCTAGTAAACCATTCTTAACAAGTCTATTAATTCTTTCTTGTACTTCGCTAGGTGTTTCGCCTACTTGCTGCGCTATCTCTTCTACTGTTACTTTAGGATTAGCCTTAATAATGTCTATTACCTGACTGTCTATGCTTCCAATGTCAGCAAAGTCAAACGGGTTATAGTCTAGCTCTTTTTCGCTTATTACTTCTAGCTCGTCATCGTGGTAACCTAGTTTACTAAGCTCAGTCCAGAAAAGCTCCTCATCTTCACTAAATACTTGCTCTGTTTTCTTTTCTAAAGGCTTTTCTAGTGGCTTATATCCTGCGAGTTCTCTAATTTCGTCTGTAGTTAATACTGATACTAAAGTACTTTCTGAAATTTGTACAGGGATAGGTGCTATCTTTTCAATTTTTAAACCGCTAGGCATTCCCAATAATACAGCAAAGTCATTAAATAGCTTTTCGTACATTCTTTGAGCAGGCTCAATGTAACTGCTATTCATTGCCTCAATAGCTACCCTTAACTCGTCAGCGTTATTACTAAACCCTGTGTCTTGAGTCTTAATAAATACAGAAGCATCCACTCCATGCGCTGTAAAAATCTCGTCTTGTATCTGTTGGTTAAGATTAATAAACTTGTCGTCTTGTCCGTTAGGGTTTGTAGATATTATCTCAACTCCTTTGTCTTTTCCATCATCAAAAATAATAACTGGCTCGCCTGCATTATTGCTGCCATGATGCTTATTTTTAATCTGCTTTTTAATATATGCTTGCGCCTCTTGAGTAGGTTGCCCATTGTGAAAGTTCCAGATAGTACCGCCTGAGTAACCATGTTTTGTATTGTTTAAAACGTAGTTAGCCACTTCATAGTCTGCTGCGATGTACGGTACTCCTGCCACGTAATTTGGAAGCGGATACTCTTTTAAGTTTGGTCTATAACTCTTGTAGTAACAAATATACCTTTCGCCTCTAACTGCTGAACCATCGAAAGGGAAAGAGGTTAAAGTTTCAAAGTCTTCATTACTTGTCGGTTTTCTACTTGCCCAGTCGCTTGTATAAAAATAAGTATCCTCCTCAACTCCTACTCGTATATCGCCAAAGTCAATATGGTTTATAATTAATCCTTTGCCATCTTTAGTAACAATAACTTCTAAAGCATAACCACCAAAAAGCTCATTGTCCTTAACTATCTTTTTTGTAAGTTCAAAAAGTGAATCATTACCCGGATGATTAATAAAGTTTTCTAGCTTAACCTTGTCCTCTAAAGTTCTTACTGTTTCGTCAACTTTCCAACCTCGACCGCTTATGTAGTTTGTCTTACCGTTAATTATACTATTGTGCTTTCCTGAGGTATTGTAAAGCTCTACTAAGTAATTAGGGTAAAGGTTTTTCCAAGGCGATTCTGTGCCATATACGATATAGTCTTTACCTCGTTCCTCTTTAAATACTGGAGGCTTGTTAGCCTCAAAGTTAAAGATAAGTATGTTTTCTTTGTTCATCATGTTACCTGATGTGTTTTATAGGTTATGTCTATGTCGTGTTGGTTGTAAGTGGTACTTGCACGCTCTAAGTCCATTAGTCCAGACTCTACTAAGCCAGTTGCTAAGGTAGGGTCTAAGTTAGTTGTTGAGGTTTGCTCATAAACAAAGTATTCGTATTGCCCTCCTGCTCCTAAAATTAACTGTCCTACTAAAGGAGAGTCTGTTCCCTCTGTAAATACAAACTCATTGTATCTGTCTTTGTATAAGCTAGTATCTGTCATGATACAATAGTAACTTACTTTCTCAGTTATATTTCTAAATTGAAATAGGTAGACTGGAGAAGATAGTGTAGTCTTTTCCTTTAGTGTTAGCGTTAAGTTGCTTGTAGTATTTTCGTTGATTAAAATAGGCATTATTCAGAATCGCTTTTCTCTTTCTTTTCCTTCTTTTTCTTTTCCACTTTAAAAACATCTAAACCTAGCTTTTTATACTTAGCAAACTCATTTTTATCATTTACTATGGTAACGTGTCCGACTACTTTATGATAGACAGAACCGCCTCTTTTATATTCATCTTTTAACTCCATATTATCTATTGTAAAAAAAATTAATAGTTGTATAAAAAAAACTATAAAATAAAAAAAGGGTAACAAATTAATACTGCCCTCTCCTTAATTAGTTATTTAAAACTATGCTATTGTTAACCCTGCGATAACTGTAGCATCTACTTCTAGCATTCTTGCTTTCTCCTTAGCAGTAATGCTGTAAGTGTATCCGTTGTGGTCTCCAAATGCTGCTCCAGTAACTGCTGTTCCTGTTAATTTATCAGCAGCGTAGTAAGCTCCTACTGTCCAGTATTTCTCATTCATATCTTTTACGATAACGAATAACTGAGCCTGGTCTAAAAGTGTTAACTCCTCATTCTCTGATGCTGATAAGTTTTTAGTATTAAAGTCTAAAACTGAATCGTAAAAATTAGTTCCATTCTCTAAAGAACCCGTATGAGTTTCTATTAAACTTCCGTTCTCCTTTTCTAGAGAGTATCTGTAAAAGTTAGTAGCTCCTGCTTGAGTTAATCCTGTTAGTACTCCTGCTGCTACTGTGTCTATTGTTATATCTCCAAAGTTAGCGATTAAGACCTCAGAAATTCCTCCTGTGGAGTTTCTACAGTCAATAGCTCTACCTTGTGTTAATGCACATGCCATAATTTATATTTTTTTTAGTGTTTATAAAAAAAGGGGTTAGGCAATTACCCACCCCTCTTTAATTAATTGTTAAAGTACTTATTAAGGTACTAAAGTAAATTCTACTACTTCGTCCACAAATCTTACTTGTACTCCTCTTTTGAAAGTAACGTCAAAGAAAATGTTTTTCTCAGTAACTGGGTCTAAACGCACTTTCATTGCATCCTCGTCAGCATCTCCATCCATTCCAATTACAATGTTAGAGTTTCTAGTTAAAATCATTCTCTCTTCTCCTGCTGCGCCTGGCAATCCTACAGTAGGTCTTAATGCTACGTTAGTTCCGTATAAGTTTACTTGCTCGCCATCTCCTGAGTAGTGAAATAGGTTAGCGTTTTTAAGTGCTACTACATACTTTTTATAAACTGATGTAGGTACAAATAAAGATAAATCTTCTGCTTCGCTGATATTGTCAGGAATAGACTCCCACATTCCATCTAAGATGTCTAGTACATTAGAGCTAGAGATTCCAGTTGCTACTGTTACCGCTCCTGTGTTTCCGTCTACTGGAGAACCTGCGTCAACGATTTTTAAGAGTCCGTCATAGTACGAAAGGTTGTTTGTTGCGCTCAATGTGTCTCCTTGAAAATCAGAGATAGTTAAAGCATTTTGTAAAGCGTTCATTTTTTTCTCCATGTAAACAGCTTCAATTTCTGCAGGCATTTCTTCCTCTCCTGCTGCTCCTTTCTTTACTAGAACTTGCGCCCAATATCCATTAAGGTCTTTAATACATAAGTCCTCAGATACTGCAATAGCTCCTACTGTGATAGTTCTTTGAGTTAATGCTGTTGTGTCTGCTCCTGTTCTAGTACACGCGTCAGACCCAAAGACTACGTCTGTAGATAAAAACTGTAAATTTGAGCTTCCTTTAATTCCTGTTTGGATGTCAGCTACTTCTGCTAGTCCTCCAGTTGCTTGCATTTGTGCAATCAATGGAAAGTCTTGGTCTTCTATGTATGCGCTTAATGCGCTTAAATCAAATGCCATAATAATTGTTTTTTAATTGTTTTTTTATTTTGTAAAAATTGATTTTTTCTTTGGAGAAATTACTCCACTTCTTTTTTTCTTAATTGGTGCTACGCTAGACTCATTAGCTAACTCCTCTACTGCTGAAAACATAGCTTTCTCTTTTGTGTCTGCTTCTGCTTTGTATTTAGCAAACTCTGCTTTTACAGTTTCTAATTCTTCTGTAAGTTTTGCGAATTGCTCATTAAATACTGTTTCAGTAGATTCGATAATCTTTCTAATCTTAGCCTCTGTTACTGTTTCAGCTACAGGCTCTGGAGTTGCTTCTGTTTCCATTGCTTCTTCCTCCTCTGCCTCTACTTCTTTAATGTCAGTAATAGCGCCCTCTGCTACTGTTACTACTGTTCCATCTGCTAAAGGGTACTCTCCGTTAGGCATTGGAGCAACTTCTCCTTCTACCTCAACTGTAACTACTGCACCAACTTCTAAAGCAGGCTCGATGTTTACCATTGTACCATCTGCTAACTCAGCAGACATTAACTTAATTTCGGTTACTTCTGGAGTAGCTTCTGCCTCTACTTCCTTAACTTCTTCGCCGAAGATTAATTTCTTTACTTTGTCTAAAGTTTCTTTACTCATATTGTCTATTGTTTGTTTATTTATTAGTTGTACATTGTCATCTATACTTTTTTCAAAGTCTTGTATAGTTTCCCTTAGTTTATTTATTAAATCTTCATCCATTGTAACTGGCTCAAGTTGTTTAAACATACCTTCAACACTAAAGCCTGTAAACTCTCCATTCTTTACTTGCTCCCAGATTTCATCGTTATCAACTTTAGCACTTCCCCACAGACTACCGTTAGGTACTTTCTCAAATTCTTTTGGAGCTACCTTTCCTCTTTCATTGTCTATGATTAAATTATCTAACATATAAACCCCCTCCGCAATTTGTCTAGGGTCATGCATTAAATTAAAGTTATTGTTTAAACCTAATCTACTTTGTTTTTCTCTAATTTGCTCTATTGTCTTAGCTGAGAATTTAACAAAGAACTTTTCTCCATTCTCTCCTATTCGTGGAATAAGCAAATCAGCAACCATAAAGTAACCCTCTATAATTCTTTTCTCCTCGTCTTTAATATTAAACTTATACTCCAACTGTTTGCTAAATGCCATCCAATTACTTTCTATTGCAGGTTGGTCTACTAGTGCGATTGCTGTTACTCCAGACTCGTCATCTGTGTCTATTACTAATTCAAATACTTCTATTTTTTCCATTGTGTTGTTTATTTAAATTTTTTTATTATATTTGTGTTATACTTTTGTCATGTATAAATTAAATCCTATTGAAGTAGGTCAAAAAGCAGGTGTTCCAGACTTGCTTTTTTTGTGCTTAAAAAGTTGCACTTTCTTCTATTACGCTTACGTTGTTTTGTGTTTCTGTTATGTCTGTTTCAGTAACAAATACTTGTTGCC